CGAAAACGAATCGGTCGATAAGTGCATAAAGTGGGCCACGGTGCTGCTATGCAGCAGGGCGGCTATAAATTCGGCGGCGTCGTCATCCATAAGGCCATGATAGTGGAAAAATGGGGGCTGCAATAGCCCCCGAAACACGCGTGAAGGAGACACGGCTACTGGAGAAATAGCCGCTTCCATTCTTCCTGATCCGGTTGCGGCACGTCAATAGGCCATAACCCGCGCTCAACTAAAGTCTCAACTGTCCGTCTATGGGCCAGCCACCAGGCCTGTTGGCGTTCTTTTTTTGACCACTTGGCCCCCTGGTCAATGTCCCAATGGCAGTACATACACAAAGCGGCCACTAGGTTGTCGTCTGCCTTAATTGCCCGACCCTTTCCCCCGCCCCAGTTGCAATGTGCGGCCTGGATCATGTTGCCCGACCCGCACAACTGGCAATCGAGGTCGGCAACCAACTTCAGGAGTTTTTTGCTGCGGACGTAGTTTCGCTTTGGAAAACCAATTTTTTCTTCAGCCATTTGGCTTCCTCGGCGCGGTGGTAGTATTTTCTATCAAGGGTGTCCCTAAATCGTGCATTTAGGTGGGCTATTCTTTGCTCAATTATTCGTGCGCCCTTACCGTCATGCGTTCCGTGGCCTGACGGGTGCGCCAAATTTCGATCTCCAACCTTGCTGCTTCTAGTTCCCACTTCAAAGTTTCCTCATTTTCAACGGCCACCGATAGCCCTTTTAAAAGGTTGATGTACTCAGGGTCGGCTAGGGCTTCCCGTTCCTGGGCGTTGGCGGCCTCGACTCCCATGGCCAGGCAGTCTTTCATCAGCATGGCCTTTTTGCTGCGCCTGAATTCTTCCAAATGAACCCTTTCCGCTTTGGCCTTACCGTAGGCAGGGGCCAGTTCGCGGATTTTTTCAGCCGCTACTTCAGGGTCAATCAGTCTTTTTTGTTGTCCATCCATAACGCCACCCCTATACCGAAAAACACCAAAATTACAAACCAAGTCAATTCACGCGCTGCCGCTGCCGCCATCCCCGTTTCAACCCACCAGTTCAGCCTGTCCATCAACGGATTCTTACCTGGCAGTTATAGGCCTGCGGCCCATCCCGAAACACGCCCATAAACCGGCAGTCCTCGGTGCTCTGTTTGTTCTCCCAAAGCATCCCAAACAAAAAAGACACCACGGCAATCAGCACTAAGGCCAGGCTTTTAGCCCACCAGGTCTGTAAAGCCCGCACACTTCGCAGCCAATAAAATCGCAAGTCGGTCATTTAATCACTCCCAGTATTCGCAGCGCAGCCTCTACCCCATCGACTACTGCCACGGGGCCACCGCGCCAAGCCCCATGCCACTTGATTTGATCCTCGGTCAGCCGTCGTCTTGAGGGCGGCTGGCTTGCATCCTTGATCTCAATAAGTACCGTCGCCCCGCGAAATCCCACCAATAAATCCGGCACTCCTTGTCCGACCGCAGCCAGGCTTTGAACCGACGCACCAGCAGCCCGTAGGGCTTGAACAATTTCATCCTGGTTCCTGTCCGTTTTGGCTGCTCGACGCATTTTTTGGCTTTCTAAATTCCCTTAAAAACTCTTGCAGTTTCGCACGGGCTTCGTCACCCCGCCGCTTTTCCTCGGCCAGTTCGGCCTGGGTCTTTTGGCGCTCAATCTGTGAATGAGGCTTATCAGGAATCCGTGGGCCTTCGTTCAGCAACTTGGCAAACGCCAGGGCCGACGGTGGCCGTTCAGGGTTCATGTAGGCTAGGGCATAGTCCATCTTGGGCCGGTAGGTCAGCCCAATCCCGCAGACTTCCTTCCATACCTGGCGCACCATATCGGCATCGACGTTTTTCCAATTGGTTTGGAATGCCGCCCCAAAAATGCCGTTCATTTTGGTGAAAACGTAATCAATCCCCGTATCGGGATCACAAAAGTCCTTTTGGTTCCACATTTGGAATCACCTCCACAGTTTCAGTTTTGGCCCAAAAGGGCTTGTCTTGTTTCGGCGTGGCCAGTCCACGGGTAAGTTTGTGCATCTGCTCCCTGGCTCGTTCCGATTCGGTTTGCTTCTCGATGGCCCAAGACGCCTTGAAACTCTGCCAGCCACGGGCGCAACACATCGCCAATGCCGTTTCTAGGTCAATACAGGCCTTCTGTGCCTCTCGTTGAATACCGGCAAGGGCAACGGTAGTCATGGGGGCGCGTTTGGCCTTCCTGATGGCTAAAAACGATTCCCAAACTTCAGAACTAACGCCGTCAGGCGGGGCGGTGATAACCGCCTTATGTTTTTTTATTGGTTCTTGGTTATTGGTTATTGGTTTATGGTTATTGGTTGGTTGAACGTCCGTTGAACGCTCGTTCATCCGGCGTTGGGCTGAAACACGTCCAGCCCTAGATGCCACCTCAATCTTGTGTCTAAACCGTTCAATCTCCTGGTCGGCTCTTGCGCTGACCCACCCCCCACCCCCCTCGGTAAAAAATTCGCGCAAAATCGCATCGACCTTGTTTTCGTGGCCACGGGCGTTGATCAAACGTGCAACGACCGTTGGATCGGCGTTTAAGGGCTTTTCGTGAAGATAGTAAAGGTCTAGCAGCCGCCGGTAGATGGCGTCCTCGATAAGGCTTAAATGCTTGGTATGGCTGGCGTAATCGCCTATGTTGAATTGGTAGTAATGCAACATCAATCTCCTTCGGTGCTGGCCTATCCGGTGGAAATTCCGGCAGGTCAGCCCCCTGTAAGGGGTTTAGAAACGGTCAGATAGACCAGCCCGAAAGAGACTGACACCTGACCTACTTTGCGCTTTCCACGGCGCTAGTAGTCATTTTACTTCTTGAACCAAGCCGGTTTCAAGGCTTTCAATTGCCACAGTCGGGCCTGGGGAATGCTGTCCCCCCATTGGCTGATCGCCTGTCGGGTTATCCCTAACAACTTAGCCAGGGCCATGGCTGACCCCGCCTTTTCAATGGCTTGTGCTTTGTCCATGTTCGCATGGTAAGCCACCTTTCACTTTTTTGCAACAACCTAAAAATATTTTGTAAGAGGGCTTGACAAGGGTTGTAAGCGGGCTTAACATGGAATTGTAGTGATTGATAACGCCCTTGCGGGTCTTTCAGAAAGGAAACAAAAATGATGAATTGCAATTGGATGGTTACTTTGGCAGTTGCCCAACAAAAGGCTTTGCTTGGATATGGTTACACCGTTCAGCAAGTTAAGGCCATGAACCTTGCCGAAACAACCCAAGAATTAAAGTCGCTTGGCTACGATTTTAAAGCCAATTCGCCGTTCAAAAACAAATAAATAGTTGACAGCCCGTGTAAAGCGGGCTTACAATTCAATCATGCCCTAACGGGTCTTTTAAGGAGAAACAAAATGTCAAATGAAATTTTTCGTTGGGTTCCACCTGGTTTTGAATTAATCCGTGAAGTTCCTGAATTAGGTGTTCAGGTTTACAGCAAAACTGAACCAAGCATTTTAGCCATTTTCTTTGGTGGCAAGCGCGGAAAGTCTGATTGGTATTACTCGTTCCGTAGCGTTGACGCCATGAACGCCAAGATTGACGACACCATCAACAGCATTCAACAGTCCAAAATTGCTGTTGCTAGACGTCGCGCTGAACGGGCCGCGCCTACGAATGTTGCTGTTGGTGACGTGTTCCGCTGCTCATGGGGTTACGACCAAACGAACATCGACTACTTCCAGGTCATTGAAGTTAGCGGTGCGTATGTAACGGTTCGTGAGATTGGCCAAATGGCAGAAGAAACAGGATTTATGTCGGGTAACTGTGTTCCGGCTCTTAACCAGTTTCGCGGCGAACCGATGCGTAAAAAAATTCAAAACTGTGGCGGCGAACCGTATTTCAAGGTTTATTCGTTTGCCAATGCGTACCGCATGAAACCTGTGGCCAAAGTGGCCAACGTGCCGGTGTTTAAAAGTAGTTACTGGTCGGCTTACGCGTAAGGGGATGGCCATGAACAAGGAACCTAGCGATTTACAACTCTTGTTAATGGCCCTGGCAGCGTGGGCAATTCTGTACCCGCTGCTGTGGGTAGCGATGGCGATTTTTTAAGGAATGCGAAATGTTTGCAGATAAATACGAATTAGAAACCTGGGCGGGGCCGTCGATGGCCACGGTTATGGCCAGGCAGCGGGCCGCGTTTGGCGGCGGCTGCAAGTGCGGGAAATTGCGCGATCCGGTCAATAAGTCCAACGGGTCGCGGAATTGGGTGTCGTGTTTGCGGTGTTTCGGCACGATTAAACAGTTGACACCGGCAGTAAAGCGGGCTTACAATTAACTCATGCCGCAATCGTGCGGTCTTTTAAGGAGAATCAAAATGTTACAAGTTGAAAAATATAATGTTCGCGTTGTCCAGGTTGGCGAAAGATACGGTCGCAATGACTGTTTAGTAAACGACACAGCGCCCTTGGTCGAGTTTTACGACACACGTTATAACCCGTCTGACTTTATGGGTCGCGGCCAGTTTGTGTCTCGTTATTACGTTGACACAATTTTAGGCAGCGACTACCCAGGCGGTCTGTGTCTTGATGGTGGCGTTCCTGAATGGACGGTTGGCCCTGCTGCAATGCTTCAAGTTAAAGAATACATTGCGGGGGTGACAGCATGAATCCCTACGGTATCGAAGGCCCGTTCAGGGCCAAACGCAAACCCCTTAAACGATATGTTGCCATCGCAGCCCTGGTGGCTGCTGGCATCGTCACCGTATTGCTGACAGGGTGTTCCAACCTTCCACCGAATACCACGATCGACGCGCAGCAGCAGTTGGTGTTGGACAAACAAATTCCGTCCATGTCGCGCAACGAAGTAATCACGGCGGTGACGGAATGCACCAGCCAAGGGTTGCGGGCCGTGATGATTTACGGCAAACGCAAAATCAATCAATACACCGCTGACATTGTGGTGGACGTCACTTGCGCCCCTAAATACTGAAAGGATCACCATGGACGCCAATAAGATTATTGACAACATTTTTGCTATCAGCCAGCGTAATTACAAATCGGACGATCCGATGCGTTGGCCATATCGCGTGGGTTTGCTGGAAGGAAAAGTCCGCGAATTGGTTTTTATGCTCAACGACCAAACCCAACAAATTGACAGCCTGACTGCGGAATTGGAAAAGGTCAAAAATGAGTTATCAACAATGGTATGAAACGGTAGCCCGTCAACAGGAATATGAGGAACAACATGGAACCAACATTCAACAAAGTCGCGGCAGCGCTGGTCAAGGCACAAAAGGCCTTCGGCCCTGCGCTGAAGTCCAGCACCAATCCGCACTTCAAGTCCCGCTATGCCGACCTGGCGGCTTGCGTGGAAGCGGTAATTGATGCTCTAAACGAACATGGTATTGCTTTAATGCAGCGCCTTAGTCCTTGCGACGATGGCGTGATTGTCGAAACCGTGTTTGTTCACGAATCCGGCGAAATTATCAATTGCGGCCAACTTCACGTTCCGGCCACCAAACAGGATGCCCAGGGTTACGGGTCTGCTCTGACCTATGCCCGCCGGTACAGCCTGATGGCGGCTTGCGGTATAGCACCGGAAGATGACGACGGCAACGCAGCAGTTAAAAAGCCAGCAACGCCAGCAAAACCGATTCCCGATATTACGGATCACCTGTCAGCAATTGATGCCAGCGCCAACAGCGAAGAATTGACCAAGGCTTATCAGTTGGCTTATGACGCTTGCCAGGGCAACCAAGACCTTCAAGCCAAAGTTATTGCAGCCAAAAAAGCCCGTATTGAACGCGCCAAAAAAGAAAAGGAAACACCAAATGAGTGATATGGAACAACGCAGCGACGAATGGTTTGCTGCCCGCCTGGGCAAAGTCACGGCCAGCAGCCTGTATAAAGTTTTGGCCAAGACCAAGACCGGCTACGGGGCCGACCGTGGCAACTACATGACCCAGTTGGTCTTGGAACGGGTCACCAAAACTAAGGCTGATTCCTACACCAACGCAGCGATGCAATGGGGAATTGACCAGGAACCGTTTGCCAAAGCGGCTTATGAGGCTTCCAAGGGCGTTTTGGTCGAGGAAGTAGGCTTCCTACACCACCCGACTATTGAAATGGCTGGGGCCTCGCCTGACGGCCTGGTTGGCGATAAAGGCATGGTCGAGATTAAATGCCCCGACAGCAAGACCGCCTTGGAATGCTGGTTGTCTGATAACCCTGTGGAAAACAAATATTGGGCGCAAATGCAATGGCAGATGCGCTGC